ATCGGCACTAACATGGCCGCCACGAAGCACCTAGGTAGTTTCTATGGTCGCGGTGCTACTCCTAAAGGTATCCTACAAATCCAGGGTACTATTCGCGACGCTGACCGCGTTCGCCAAATCGGCCAACAGTTCGACGCGCGTTACGCTGGGGATAACGCCGGAGGTACGGCGGTACTTACCGAAGGTGCGGAGTACAAGCCCGTAGCCATGAGCATGCGCGAAAGCCAGTTCCTGGAAACGCTACGCTTTGGCGTAGAAGAGATTTGCCGCCTTTACAAGGTGCCACCTCACAAGGTCGGACACATGGAAGGTGCGGGATACTCCAACAGCATCGAGGCACAAAATGCACAGTTTGTTACTGACTGCATTCGCCCGCTGGTCGAGCTTATCGAAATGGAGTTCACTAACAAAATATTGAGCGGCAACCGCCGATTTAATTTAGACATGCGTGCGCTTATGCGTGGGGACATTATGACCCAGGTACAGCGCAACGTATCTTATTGGAACATTGGAGTAATGAGCGCAAACGAAATCCGTAAGGAGGAAGGCCTAGCACCTATTGCCGACGGCGATACGTACAACAAGCCGATGCACATGAGCCCACAAAATGACGTAACAAATGGACAACAAGGAGACACGCAGCCTACCCCTGCCGAGTGATGGAGAAGGACGAAACGTTAGCGGATACGCCGCAAACTTTCGAGAATATGACATGGGTACTTTTAGGGAGCGCATCGAGCGTAGCGCCTTCGATAACTTGGACGCTTACGACATCCACGCTTTATACAACCACGATTACGACAAAGTATTGGCCCGAAGAAATAAAGGTAAAGGAACCTTAGAGCTTACCACAGACGAAACTGGTTTGCGCTTTGGCTTTGAGTTACCCGACACTTCAACAGGAAACGAGGTGCGCACGTTAGTACAGCGTGGCGACGTTGACCAAGCCAGCTGGGCATTTACCGTTAAGAGCGAAGAATGGGTCGACGTGCGCAGCGAAAAGCCTTTGCGAGTGATCAAAGAGGTGGGCGAAATTTACGATATTAGCTTAACGCCGAGGGGCGCAAATCCTACTACCTCCGTGGCCTTACGTAGCCTGGAGGCAGCCAAATCAGATTACGTAGAACCCGAACAGCCGGAAGCTGTAATAGAAACAAAACCTGAAAACGTGGAAAACGTAGAAAACACAGAGGAGCGCGCAGCGAACTTCGTCGACGCGTCCGCAGTACAGGGCAAGCTCTCTAAAAGCGAAGAGCGTGACCTGGCAAAATTCAACATTGTAAAGGCCATTAACGAGGCTCGTAACGGTAAGCTTACGGGTGTTGAGGCTGAAATCAACCAGGAGGGTATTAATGAAAAGCGCAAGCTTAACCAAGACTTCCGTGATTCTCACGCAGTCAACCTTCCCGAAATGATGTTTAAGCGTGCCCAGACCGCTGGTGGCGCTACAACTGGTTCCGACTTGGTATTCACCGAGCCTGGCCGTTACGTTGATTTCCTTTATCCAAATACTCCTATGCTCGGACTTTGTTCTGTTGCTGAGAATTTGGTAGGTAACGTTGACTTCCCTAAGCAGACTTCTAGCTATGACTTGAACTGGCAGACTGAGACGGGAACCGACACCGCCCAGGATATCAACTTTGACAAAATCAGCATGAGCCCTAAGCGTGCTGTTATCACCGCGTCAATGTCAAACCAATTGCTCCGCCAGGAGTACAGCCGTGGCATTGAGTCTCGTATTATCCAGCAGCTCAACGCCTCTTTCAACAAAGGTTTGGAGAATGCTGTATTGAACGGTACAGGTGCTTCTAACCAGCCTACTGGTATTTACACCGCTTTGGCTGCACAGGCTATCAGCTTGGGCGCTATCGACTTCGACGACTTGGTCGACATGGAAGCAGCTTTGGCTGAGAACGACGCTTTGGCTGGTACCTTGGCTTACGTTACTCACCCCAACGTTGTTGCTAAATTGAAGAAAACCAAAGTAGACGCAGGTTCTGGCCGCTTCCTTGTTGAGGGCATGCTCGACCCAGTTAAGACTGCTAACGGTTACAACATCTACAACACTACAATTTCCAAGAAGACGACCGGAACGCCTGACACTTACGGAATCGTATTCGGTAACTTTAGCGACGTACAGATCGGTTTCTGGGGCGGTGCCACTTTGATGGTAGACCCTTACACCAATATGAAGTCGTCAATTGTAGAAGTTTACGTAGAGCGCTTCATGGACGTAGCCGTATTGCGTGACGAGTCATTTGCATTGGCAACCGACGTTACTATCTAACAATGGCAAACAGCATTACATATACACCGCAGCTTATTAACCTGGACGAAATCAAAAGTTTCGTTCGGGTTGATGGCAGCGACGACGACAACCTTTTGACCTTCCTTTATGAGGCAGCGTGCGAAGAGGCGCTGTCGTATGCGCATGTGGTGTTGGGTAGTGCGACAATTACT